CCACCGCCGTTAATAGAGTTTCGTCTTCTGTGTGAACCGCTTGAGTTTCACAGTATGGGAAATCCGCTTTAAGCCGTGCAACATCTATGATATATGTCACGCCTTTAAGCTCTCTTTTGTCTGTTGGCTGGCCTGTCTCTGGATCTGTTGGGCCTGCCGTATGCTTGTACTTTAATTTATCGTACAACTCATAAGACACAACTATACAGTAGTGAGAAGGCTGATACACTTCACCCCTGTACCATCGTGTTAAGAATCCCGCTGGTCGTCCTGCACATGCTGTTTTTTGAAAGGTGATTGTTTTCACGTTTATCCCTCTTTAAAGTTGAGGGCCCGAAGGCCCCCGTTTTATTACTTAGCTGGTTTTGCAGTTGCTTCGATCATTTTATTAATCAAAACTTTTCTATCCTTTGGCATCTCTTCGCATGACTCAGAATCCACTTTCCAACCGTCTGCAAGCCAAGGAGCAAGATTAACCGTTCTAGTCTCTCTCACCTCTTTGCCTTTTGTTATCTTCAATTTGTACAGGCTCATGTTATCCCCTTAAGCTGTCATTGCCGCATTAGTAATCTCATCAACACGAATCGCCGCACGTGCCTGCTGAAGTACGAAGTTCCAATACCATTCGATATCATATTTGGAAGTAACTGATTTGCCACCATCCATGTCGAAGTAGTTTAATTCTCCATTTTGCGCACCAATAACACCATTGGAGTCATGAGATACACAATAGAGTGAAGTAGTAGAACCAGTCTCAGAGAAATCGAGAATTTCAGCGTCAGAAGTATCACGCCCAGCCTTAATGATCGGCACACCATTGTAGTACATTGCTTCACGTCCGAACTCGTCTGGAGTAAAGTAGATGTTACCAGCAATAGCAGGGTTTCTCATAGCCTGTGCAAATTTTGAATACATAGTAGTATTACAATAGATCACACGGTTGTCACCCTCAAGCTCTGCAATAGCTTCGTCAAGAGAGCCAAGAGAAAGGCCTGCAGTACCATTGCTTACCGTTTGACCAGCCGCAACACGAGACTGCAACCCAGTAAAACTGTTTCCAGTACCGTCACCCTTAAAGAAGGTTTCCGACATTGTCCGAGCAATAGCTTTAACGCGCATCATTTCATCAACACCAGCACGGCCAGCGCCCTGAGTCTTCAAAACAAAGCGGTCGATAGTCATACCGCCACCACAGATTTTAAGATCTTCTGAGATCTCTTCGATTTCACCGCTGGCACGAGTCCAATCAGCATTTACAGCACGAAAACCAACAGAAGGAAGAGTCTTTTCTCTCACTACTTTGATAGTTGATCCTGTGATATTTTCATTTTTGATATGGTTTAGGAAAGGTGCATTATTCAGGTAAGTTTGAACAATCCCAGCCTTTCGAAAGTCATCGGTACCGATTTTATATTCGGCAAGAGTAAAAGCGGCCATTTTGCGCTCCTCATAATTAATAGTTCTAATTAATCGGGCACATCCCGCAGATATTTAAAGTTTTTCGCCTCAAGCGATAGAGAGAGCTGAGTAGCCCTCTCTAGTAATATACTATCTTAATTCTGTATTTGTTTATTTATTCGTATTCTCTAGCGAAAAGGTCAGCCGCTTCCATCTTTGAGATGTCGGTTTTTGGCTCTGCAACACTCGGAGCCTTTGAAGCCGTGCCCTCTTTAGATGCCACTAACCAAGGGTTGTTTGCCTTGAGAGTTTCCCATACTGCGGCACCCTTGTGCTCTGTGGCTCCATCGGTCATCTTAACTTCTCCACCCTCAATAGAAAGTGTGCCCGCTTTAATTCTACCGCTTGCCGTATCAACAAAAGCACTTCGATTAATACCGTTGGCCTCTGCTTGGCTTAAGATGTCGCCTGATGTCTTAATAAAAGCGTTTTCCTCAGTGAGTACTTGCTCTGCCTTCTCTTTGGCGTCAAACTTGCCTTGTAAGTCTTTGATACTTTCAAGGGCTTGCTGTAGTTGAGAATCTTTTGAAGCGTTCCCGTCCACATACCCCTGTACAGATTGCTCTGCCTCTTGGATCTGACTCTTAAGGCTTGGAATGGTTGTATTTTCCATGATACGAGCGGCGGCGTCTCTATCTGCCATAGATTTATGGTGACCTTTTAGAACTTCCTTTGCCGCTGTTGCCTCTGGAGTTCCTAAGCCCTCCAAGTACACATAAACGTCTTTTACTTCTTCCATGATTATCCCTCTTTCAATACAGATTTTGAGATCATTCTATTAGCCTTATCATCAGGCTGAAAACCTCGTTTATCTAACCCTTTAATATAATTCTTTTTCTTCTCTGAGTTGCTTGCCCCTATGATTTGAGCCCTCTTTTTCTCACTCAATCCATCGAGGTATTTCTTCACTCTTTCCTGAGAGTATCGGCCTTTGTTCTCTGGGTATACTGCGGTTTTACTACATAGGCAATTGGGGTGCGCTGGAACTCTCGCCCCTGCATCAATAGGATAGACACCTTTGCCCATACCATAAGCATCAGCCTCAGCATAACAATCGCATATATCAGCCCGTGGATGAGATGCAGAAAGAATCCACTGAAAGCCAGTTGCACCGCTTTCGTGTGCTCCTCTAGTAAAGCTCATATCATAAGAACGAGCTATCTCTGTACGGCTTATTCTCTCGTTGATATAACCCGCTTTTTTCTTTACTGCATACCCCACAGCTTTCTCTATGTCTCGACCTGCTTCTATGGCTTTGATTAACTTGTTATAACTTGCCCTTATTCCCGAACCATTAACAAGACTTTTTTGCAACTTCTTCAGAGCGTTTATTGATTCCTTAGAAGCGAAACCTTCCCGCCTGTATTCATTGATTAAGTCTTGAGCTGTTTTTGAAAGAGTAGGGTTTGCCGTGTTGACTTTGCCTATCTGCTTTGTGAGGTCGGTAACATTACCTTTAAATTTAAAGTAATCTTTCAGTACAGACTTTACAGCCTTTTGAGATTCCCCGCTGTGTATTGTATCAGAGAGAGAAACGCCCTTATCAAACTTAGTGAATAAAAAGTAGTTCTTTGCTAGATTAAGATTGAGCGACAACTGAACAGGAGCAAGCCCTATCTGTGACGCCTTAATTGACCCATTGACTAGCACGTCTTCCATATGTGAGAGGTAGCCCGCCTCTTTGTACGCAAGATCAACCGCGACCGATGGGGTATTCTCTTCCAAGAGGTCTATGATAATACTTATGAGCTCCTCATTATAAGGGCCCATATTGTATTTAGTCTGTAGTGCCAACTTTTGGATTTCGTTCATCTATTACTTCACTGCTTTCTATGTTATCAATTACAAGGTCAAGAGCTAGTTTGTTAGTCCCGAGTAGTTTCTTAGCAAGCATTTTTGCAACTTCACGAAATCCATCTTCAACGCCGTTAGCCTTGAAAAACTCAGCACCTATTTGTAGTTCATCAAGAGTGGGATTCATTTCAGGGGTATAGTCTCCTGCATAGTCAGTCTCAGCAATCCAAGAGCCTGCACCATTGTATTCCTGCCAAGTGAGATAGCGCCACTCGTCAATAGCTTTTGCAATAGACTCAACACGTTTTATTGATTCATTACGAGCGGTAAAAGTGAAAGCCTTTGCAATTCCGCTTTCAGCTTGGCCCGATGATTCAGCCGTATTAATACCGTGCTCATCTGCTACTCTTCTCAATTCTTGGTAATAGTGCTCAATGTTTGCAAGGTGGTTTGGTACGTGGTCAGGGTTTGGAGAGTAAGGGGTTACATCTGCACCGCTTGAGTTTCCAGTAGGATCATTCACAGCAATAGCGTTTGTCACACCTTCTCTGACTGCCTCTATTCCTTCGGCGTTCTTTATCACCATAATATCATGGGCTTGACGGGCAATAATCCAATCACTATCACTCATTAGATTAAAGATCTTCCAACAAATTAGCATAATGCCGTAAGACTGAGGCCAAGGAAGATAATCAGTGCCATCTACTCTTGGATTGGCAAAAACGGGAAGCACTGGCATGTATCCAATCTGTACAGGTGTTTCTTCAACAAACTCCCATGTTACAGACTCAAGCCCTGAATAGTTTATATTTTTAGCCTGCTGAATAGTAAGAGAATCAGCGGTCCACAGTTTCCTAATTGTTATTGTATCATCTTCTTTTGAATTCTCAAGGAAGCCTATTTGCCTTAGTCTTCCGTTTGCCTCTGTCTCGATGCTATAAGGATCAACCGTAATCGCTGGTTGAATATACTCATATGTATCACCGTTTTCATCTTTATCCATAATCAGAAAAGCAACCTCATCACGAAGAGAGGCTCTAATAGTATTCTGATTCATGTAAAATTGATTCATACCCAAGCCATTAACATTTTTAGAATAGTCTAAGTATGGATGAGTTTCAAGCTCTGTCTCTCCTGCCATTACTGCAACACGTGGAGCCTTCTTGGAAAATACCGGATCAACCTTGCAATCAATAGAGGGTTTGTAGTGATTAACATACACAGAACGCTTTGAGCGATCAACGAAGAAGTTTTCTGTGGCTGAGTACACAAGATAATTTCTTGCCGCTCTTCCACCTGTTCGATTCACCTCTGGAAGAAAGCCACCTCTACCCGTATACGCATCGCCAAGGGCAATATAGGGATTTACACACCTGATATCTGTGTAACTATCTGTTGATTGTTGTGGACACTTGTCCGTGTCGTTTATTTTTCTAGTAGTCACTCTGTGCTCCTTTGGCAATTAATCGACTAAGGGCGTATCTTATGGCGTCCCAGCCGTGATCATGCTCTTTAATCAAAATTGGGAGCACATCCCCCGTTTTTGGATCTAATTTGTATTTGTAGTTTTTGGCCTCTGCAATTAGGTGCTTAAGGTCTTCATGTATTACTATACAATCATAAGAGCGAAGATACCTGATCCCCGACTCTATAGTCCCCTTTTTAACACCCCAAACATCGAAGCCTTTATTCCTAATATACCTTATTTCCGCAGGATTTGCCGAATCTGCTATTATTCGCCATGTTTTAGATGTTGGAACGTCCTTTATAAATAACTCGGGGAGGTCCTCAAGGTCTGATCTCCAATAATAGCCAGCCTTATCTATGTAGAGAGTATTCTCTTTAATGTAACACCTAACAATAGCTGTAGGGTGAGCACCAAAACCCCAGTCAACACCATGATAAAATATTGCGTCCTCTGGCGTCTCAAACTTCTCTGTTCTCCATTTACCATGAAAGACTTCGGCCTCATCTATCTTATTAAGCTCACCAAGCCATATGTGTTGATAAGCTTTAAAGTTTGCCTTTCTGCAATGTTCAGCCTTCTCTATGAGCTTAGGAATAGGAAAAGGATTATCTGTATAGTTTACTTTTACTATGTTTGTTCGTGGTGGCGGTTCGTTCTGAATAAACAGCCTGTCCAATACAGAGTCTTCATTGTTTCTATTCATTGAGATTATCATCACCGAATCAGCTAGTCTTATAGTAGGGTCTAATATATCCCAAGAAAAGGCACTTATTGCATCACCTTCTTCAACCCAGCAATACTTATAACCCTTGAGAGATTTAAGAGAGAGTGTGTTTCTACCTATCCCCCTAAAAGAGAAGAGTGTGCCATTCTTTCCCCTTATCTCATTTCCTACTCTTCTGTAGAAGTTTGGGAAGTGCTCATCCATCTTTTCAAGAAGTCCTGCTATCACTGAGTCATCAATAGAATTTTGAAACTCACGAACACAAAGTATTTTTACTGGCTCTTGTGTTCCTATCAATGGCAACGCTTCACAAAGAAAGTCGGTCTTTCCTCCACCACGCCCACCATACGAAAATAGATAACTGTATTTATCAGTTATCCCTATCCTGCCGTTTGGCGTTCTCATGAACCAGTGTTTATAGGCTGGGTGTAGTGCCATTTAGATTCTCGTCTTGAAATTCTACTTTGTATACATCGGCATTGTTGTTCTCTTGCTTCACCTCTACCTTGTTGATAGATTGATATTTGCCTTCTGAGAGGTTTACTCCTAGAAACATTTGGAGAGTAGCGTTAGGATTAACAAACTTACGCCTTTTAACTTTCCTCTCTGGTGTGTCATACTCTTTTATTACATTGCCTTCACCGTCTTCTATTTGCACACACTTATAGAATGTTTCTTCCTCTTCTATAAAGTACCCTAAAGCTGTCTTCCTCATTGCGTCTTCTACTTCTTCAAGAACAGAGACACGGCGCTCTTCACTACCCTCTTCAAGAGCCTTTTTTATAGGTTGCACATTTTGCACATTTTCATCTTGTGCATTTTTATACTTTGAGAATGTATTCCTATGTATGTTTAATGCTTTTGCTATTTTAGAATCAGACGCACCAAGGGTAGACATTTCTCTTATTGTATCTATTTGTTTCTCTGTTGGCTCCCACGCTACCCGTGCCATAATTACCCCCTTAAATCAACTTTGCTTCTACGCTCTTGTATCTCTCTTAATCTGTCTCTATTTTCCACCCTACAACCTCTTTCCTTTTTTCAACGCTACCAACACCAACACAAAAACTATTACTGGCAATACTGTTTCAAGATCCATTTTTACGCAACATCCCAACCCAACAGCACAAACCGATCAAGCAAATCATTACCGTATTACCACGCTGAAAATTGAGGGAAGCACCACCAAAACCCCTATACTCAAGTAGTATTCCCTCATAGTAGTAATACAATGCACCTAATAGTATTAGTGTTGTTAATATTTGCCAGCCTATTTTCATTCGCCAAAATACTTTCCACTAGATGCCAACAGCCCTATAGAGTCAAATTTTGCCATCTGAAAAGTTATTTTTGTTATTAGTCCATTATTTTCCTTGTGGAGGTCTGCTATTTTATGGTCTCTCTTCAGTAGCTCATCCCCAAATGCGTCATTAATGTCGTTTTTCTCTAAAATAATGCCCTCGAGCACCTTTATTTTTTTACTGCAATCCTCTTTAATCTCTTTTGCAACATTGTGCATTTTTTCGTAATTTTCCTCAGAAACCATAAGCTCGCGCTGTATTTCGTCATACTTCTTCTTCAACTCATCATACTTCATTCTTGCCATTACCCTACCGCCTTAAACTGTTCTGTTTCACTTAACAACCTTCTAATATAAGCCTTATCTCCTGCATTATCCTTGCTTAGAGCTTCATTCTCTCCATCAAGTCTGTCAATCTCGGTGACAAGCAACTCCTGCACTCTTGTGATTGCTCCTGAGAGCACATATACGACCGTTGAGTGCCTTGTGCAGTTAGACATAAGGGTGTAAGTGTCCCCATCTCTCTCCACCTGTATTTCTGGGAAGAGGTTTTCTCTTTTTCCTGAATAGTGACCGCCTAAAAATATTGCTTTTCTTTGCATCTCTTGCCTCTCTTTGTTCCTAATGGGTAGCAGGTTGGATTCGAACCAACAACCTGAATACGCCTATTCTGCTCTACCAATACGCTTGAGCTACTGCCACCGACTAGAAACAACCCCCTTAGTTTTCATCAGATAAATGTTTTAATTACTAGTTTATTTAGAATTAATAATTAAGCACTCGGGGGGTAGTTCTAGACTATCTATTAATTTGTTGAGCTCTCTTGTGAGATCTCCAAGTTGTCCGTGACTTGATCTACTTCGTTTGGGACTTCTGGGAATGTCAAATCATATCCAAACTCTAAAGCAATATCATTTAGCTTTGCTTCATCGAGTTCGCCTGACACAATACCAACACAAAGCTTTGCAACATTCTCAAGGTTGCTCTTTGGTTCTGTTGTTGCAATCCCCTCTTCAGCGCAATACTCTTCAAATAGTAGCTGTGCTGTTTCTCCATCCCCATTCATGGCACTAAATGCCACTTTTGCCAACTTACTCATTCTTGCCTCCATATTATAAAAAACTCATTAATTCCAAATACATTTCATCACCCCATTTAAAGGACTCCATCACAATATCAACACTCTCTTTATAGCACTTTTCAAACTCTTCCTGAGTCATCTTATTGAACGCTATACTATCAGCCTCTTTGATTATACCCTCAAATGTATATAGAGGGTGATAAAACCCCGCTTGTATTAATACGGCTTTCCTGAACTGTTCTATTGTTTTGAATCTCTCTTGATTCGAAAATGCTACACTTAACATCTTGAAGTATTTGCGATGATGATACACGTTTCTATTTATAACCTTGACGGGGGAAAATATAAACTTCCATGTGCCAACTTTCATTTCGGACCACATAGAAGCACTCTCACCATCAGCGGGGTAGATTGAACCGTCTTCACGTTTTACCAAGTGTATTGCTTTTTGTTCTTTCATCTTTATCCTGCTATCTTGCAAACCTTGCTTTGATTAAGGAAGGAGCCGAACGAGGGGAGGCAAGATAAACTCGACCCTCTACACCCGCGCAGGTGCTCGACTCCTTGTGTTCCTATTGTGTTACAATTATTTCACCAGTGTCAAGCATTTCTGCCTCTTGGCTGTCGTTGATAGTTAAATCTACCGACTCAAGAGTATCGCTAACAATTGCTTCAACATCATCTTTTGTATCATAGGTATCAAGCCAGTCTGAAAGTGCTCTTACTTCACTCCATAGAGAGTCTCGAAGGGCTTCTACAATCTTACCCTTAACCTCTGCAATCGCTCTTGCACGAAAGGAAGTGCTATTGTCTAAGAGTTCCTTTTTCTCTTCAAGGGTCACAATAAGACCCTCTATTACTTTTTGAATTTGTTCGTTCATACTGCCTCTTTTATACAAGTTTTTGCTGTACTACAATATACATTAATTACTGGGGCTTTTCTTGTTTTTGTTCATAACTTCTGCATGAGTGGTGACTGCTCGTTTCACTCACTGCACACCATGCGAGCGTTATATGTCTTTTTTCTTGTGGATGAAGCACACATAGCAATCTACATACTCTTCATACAGCCACTTCTCACCATCCCACTCAACCCAATCTTTGAAGTATTCAACTTCATCTTTTTTCAAATTTTGGTAGTGGTACAAAGTCACATAATACCATTTTGATGTTTCGGATTTCGCTTGCACTTCTAGTAACTTAAGTTGTTCTTCCGTGTATCTACTCATCATCATAACCTTTCGGTTGGTTTGACCTTCGGCAATCCACCGAGGTGTTATTTAGAATAAGCTCAATTGAGCCGTTTCCTCTTTAATTCGTTGTTGTGCTAATTTGTAATACTCTTCATCCAATTCACAGCCTGTTACATCATAGCCTAATTGGTGGCAAGCAATCAAAGAACTTGCAGAGCCGACATGCGTATCTAAAATTTTGTCTCCCTCTTTTGCATAGTTTGCCAAGAGCCAAGTGTATAGTCTTATTGGTTTTTGGGTTGGGTGAAACTTAAATTTTTTATCTTTGTATGCACTATAGCTAAAAATCTTTGCAGCACGCTTTATACTTGTCCACGCCATTTCACAATCTGCAAAAGATAGCCCCTCTGGTATTTGCTTATCCCAAATTACATAACCGTAGCAAGGTGGCAATTCGAAATAGTTTCCTCCCCAAATAATTTGATGTTTTGAAACTCTCATAAGTTCTTCAAAGTATTCTGCACTCGGTGTGTTTTTATCCCAGTCTTTGGCTTTCCACTTTCTATTTTCAATTTTTGATGCTTTTGCTGATTTCCCAGCCCCCATATTCATATTTGCCAAATCTATTCCGTAAGGCGGATCAACAATCGCAAGTTCAAAATGATTATCCTCAAACTCTTTCATCAATTCCATATTGCACATATTTCTAAAATCAATCATTCTCGTTCCTTTCTACCGTTTGTCATAACCTATGTGTTGTGGATGACTGTTCGTACCTCACCGCACCACACACAGGTGTTATTTCACTTTACCTGTTACCAAGTCATCAACCCAGTTTTTTCTAATATCCAATTGAACACTAAACTTTGAAAAACCGAAGTAAATCAACTTTCCACTCCAAAGTTTTTTAA